GTCGTGGGGCGGTAGAAAAGATGGTGTCGGACACTAGTCCTGACCACATCATTGTGTCTACTGACCTCACTGCCGCAACTGACCGTTTGCCGCACGACCTTATCAAGTCGGTGGTAACGGGTATCGTTGAGGGATGGGATGGACTCCCGGATTTGTGGGCCGAAGCACTTTATGCGCTTTCCGGTCCTCAGCTCCTCACCTACCCGTGGGGACAACAAGTCGAATCCTCATGTGGTGTTTTAATGGGTCTTGGGCCTTCGTGGCCTTTGATGTCCGTTATACACTCATGGTGGATGGAACTTGCGGTCTCCGCGGGTGGTGGTCACCCTCACCGCTGGATGGGGTCCGCCGCCATCGGCGGCGACGACCTCATCGCTCGGTGGCCCCGGCCGGTAGTGGATCGATACCGCGAAGTTGTTGCCAGTTGTAATGGCAAAGTCTCCGCTGGTAAAGATTTCACTTCGGTAACGGGAGGGAACTTCACGGAGATGTCTTTCTTCGTGGTTCCCGGGGTGAAGGGCTTGTCCTGGAGCAAGGCTATTCCTGTGAAGGGGCTCGTAGGGTCGTCCATCGATGAGGTGGGCGCATCCTTTGAGTCCCTCGGCTCGGATTCCGGGAGAACGTGTCGTGGCCGGAGGGTGTTAATCGCCATCCAGCCCGACGCGTGGCGGCGGTGCAGAGACGTTGGCGTCTCTCCCGCTTTGCCCAGATCTCTCGGAGGCGCTGGCCTCCCGTCTCGTCGGGGCGCTGTTTCGCGGATTGACATTCCGTTTAGACATCGCCTAGCGCTCGGCCGGTTCCTATATGGAGCCGGCCAAGACACTGTTCCTTTGGGCCCACCCAGTTGGGTGGACGCCGGGGATCCTTCGATGTGGGAGGCACGCCAGCGCGCCGAATTGCGACTTCGGGAGGCTCTCAGTTTTGGTGTCCTGTCGTATACGACAGACCCAATTCTTGAGCCGGACAACCAGCGCCTCCTGGTCCGACAATTGTCGGACCAGGTTGCTTGGTATGCCCGGGCCAGGGTGTTTTCTGATCGCCCTTTTCCTTCCGTCGCCACAGAAATAGTTTCGTTGAAGAAGTACAGTCGTTTGGTCAACGGCTGGATATCTTCACGAACGAAGGGGGGTTTACCTAGTGCACTCGCCATCGGCAATCGCACGAACTCTAGGTTCGCGTTGCTGGCGAGGGCACGCTTCAATCGAGACCGCTGGTCTGTCAAGGTCAACGATTTTCCGATACCTGTGTCGGAAATCGTGGCTTGGCCCCAGTCGGATGTCAAGGCGGTAAAACGCCCTCGAAAGAAGCACCAGGAGGTTCATGTGTCACCATAAGGCACACACTGGGAAACCTCCGGGTTCCCAGCATCGGGGGGTCCCCAGC